CGGAGATTAATGATTGGTGAAGTCTTGTTACCAATGATGCTAATTGGTAACCTGGCTAGTTACAAGGCCTACAACAAAGTAGCCCATATCACCCTCGTGGCCCGTCTCCGTAACCATCCGTTTTCTTTAAGGGTTACCGGGCGTACCGGGTAGTATATAATAAAAGGGGATTATGTAAAGCCCGTGAAGGGCCCTTTCCTCCCCCAAAAAGGGGGAAACTTAATTACGCGTTGATAGAAGGAGCTTCTACAGCTGCGAGGTCAAGTGGGAAGTTGTGAGCGTTACGCTCGTGCATTACTTCCATACCAAGGTTAGCTCTATTTAGAACATCACCCCAAGTAGGAACAACCTTACCTGAACTGTCTACGACAGACTGGTTGAAGTTGAAACCATTAAGGTTGAATGCCATTGTACAGATACCCATAGAAGTTAACCATACACAAATTACTGGCCACGATGCCAAGAAGAAGTGTAGTGATCTACTGTTGTTAAATGACGCATATTGGAAGATAAGTCTACCGAAATAGCCGTGAGCAGCGACAATGTTATATGTCTCCTCCTCTTGTCCGAATTTGTATCCATAGTTTTGTGAATCTAAACCAGTTGTTTCTCTGATTAGAGATGAAGTAACAAGTGAACCGTGCATAGCAGAGAATAATGCTCCACCGAACATACCAGCAACACCTGCCATATGGAATGGGTGCATAAGGATGTTATGTTCTGCTTGGAATACGAACATGAAGTTGAATGTTCCTGAGATACCTAAAGGCATTCCGTCTGAGAATGAACCCTGACCGAATGGGTAAACAAGGAATACAGCGAAAGCTGCTGATACAGGAGCTGAGTAAGCAACGCAGATCCAAGGACGCATACCTAAACGGTATGATAGTTCCCACTGTCTTCCCATGTATGCAGAGATACCTATAAGGAAGTGGAAGATTACTAACTGGTATGGACCTCCATTATACAACCACTCATCTATTGTGGCAGCTTCCCATATGGGATAGAAGTGTAATCCGATAGCGTTTGATGATGGAACTACAGCACCAGAGATGATGTTGTTACCATACATGAATGAACCTGCAACAGGTTCACGGATCCCATCGATATCGACAGGAGGAGCAGCGATAAACGCTATGATGAAACAGGTCGTTGCAGCAAGCAAGCATGGGATCATTAAGACACCAAACCAACCAACATAAATTCTGTTGTTTGTTGATGTGACCCACTCAGTAAACTGAGGCCATCCTGCTAACAGTGAACTGTCTCTCTTTTGTAGAGTTGTCATTAGTCCAACTTTAAGTAGGGCTGTAGGGAACAGCGAAACTTAGGTATCCTTCAGAACCCTTAAACCTGAAGGTAGGATGAGAGATATTATGACCCCATGATCTCGGTTAGGGGAAGTATAGTGTCCAATTCAAGACACTATTATTATATAGCACAATTGTAAAGTTATGTCAACAGTGTGTGCCAGATAAAAAAGTGGCCTCTCAGCCACAGTGGATCATTTGGGTAATAAGGCTGATCTAACCCCATCTCTCATGAGATCAAGCAGCAACAGGTGCAGCCTGGCGAGAGAAACTAACGATGTTGTTAGCGTTTGTGGGTTTGTTCCGTCAACAGATACAACCTTTGAACCTAGTCGAAACCTTGGCATCCCCATGATGGAGATGAGGGGAATCGAACCCCTGTCCTAAGAACCAGCATTCGCATCCTCTTGAACAGGTTATATAGTATCACATCCTCTCAAATATAGCAAGCCCATCCAGTAGCAATGTACTTTGTCTTACTGTGACTGACTATACCCTGATGACAATGAGTCCAATAGGCAGGCCAGATCGCCATCCTACCCTCAACAGCATCCATTTCTAAATCATAACTGGTAAACCTAGTACCACCATCCTCTACAGTATTCAAATATATCATCCAACCTAATACTGTAGTATCAATAGAAGATGTGTGTTCACAGTGAACAGATTTATATCCTTGACCTGGATAATATCTCTGAAGATTAAAATCATTCTGAACAGACCAAGAAACTATGTTAGTAGAATCAGGGTACTTAAAAACATACTTGGTACAACAATCATAAAATGCTTTAGCTATAACCTTAGTGATCTCTGTCTCTTCTGAAAAGAACAGAGGTATATCCATGCTATCTTTATAATCTTTTATAACACGTAACTTATCACCTTCTCCTACCATACCAGGAGCTTTGTCTTCAGAAGACTCAAAGTAATTAATAATATCTTTGCATTGTGTATTACTCAGAGCATCATCATATATTTCAATGAAGTTAGGCACTCGGTCCTTTAAAATACTTATTAACTACTTCTACTTGGTCATCATACCTAGCAATCTTATCCAACTCTACCTGAATTGCTTCAGTAATATCAGAGTGCTCTCCAATACCTGCTGGATGTTCTAGATAAACTTCTACATTCGCTTTGTGCTTTGCGATTTCACCTTGAGCATGTGCTAGGACTGCTCTTAATAATTGTTCTCTCATATGTAGTGGTGGCATTAGTATAGATTCTCCTCTTCGCCTAGTTGTATTATAACATCTGATGTAGGTTTTGCAACACAGGTTAAAACATATCCTGCTTCTAGTTGATCCTCATCAAGAAAGAATTGATCTTCTTGGTCTACTGTGCCTTCTATTATCTTACCAGCACATGAACTACACGCACCAGCACGACAAGAGTAAGGAGCATCAGCACCTGCCTCTTCCACGGCATCAAGGATGAGTTCATCATCTGCACATTCAACTGTTGTTTCTTCACCATTAATATCTTTTACGGTAACTGTATAAGTAGCCATTGTAACGTCTCAAAGTTACTTTATATAGTTAGTCTTGCATCGGACTGCCAGTCTTCCATCTTGGATTAGACATACCCATCTGTGTAACTTCTGATTGAGCATTCTCAAGCAGTCCTAAAATTCTATCCATGTCAAGTTCAGACAGTTCTCCTGTACTGTCCCACTTCAACGTAGAGTACGTTGAAATACATGGTTGCCTATCATTATGAGTAAAATAATCTCCTGACATTGTTCTGTGTTGGGTTCCACATATTATATAACACGAAACTCACACAAAATGATGGTTTCTTTATAATATCTACAGTTTCTCGTAGCCTTTTGATGTATGACCATGTGCTATGCCTAGCTCATGCATCTTTGCATGTTCATCAATAGGATCTCTTAGGTCTGTCTTACCTGGTCCAAATGTAAGGTACAATCCATACCCTACTACAAATAGTAGCAACGCTACAATAATGAATACTAATATCATAATCCTACTTTTAATCTAGATGTTTCAACAATCTCAACTTGGATTGGTTCCTTAAGTCTATCAGCAAGTTTGTGATAGGCAAAAGCAGTCACTACTTGAGGAGCAATGAACGCAGCCATTGCTACCACCCAAAAGAAATAGTAATAGTTCTCTTTGTTCTGTGTTCTCATTATCTTTTTACATCGTGAGCACAACCATCACCAGTATAGTCATCACTATCATAGTATCCTCCTTTGGTTCCAAAGAAGATTGTCAGTCCTACAAATGGTAGTGCTGCTAGGATTAAAAATGTTTCTAATATCATTTCGGTCCTATGCCTCCCTCTTCTAGGTCTTTGATTGGGAACGTAACCATCTTCTCCCAAGGAGAATAGTTATCAAAGAGAACTGCTGCATTAGTACCACTAATTCTCTGAATAAATCCAACATACCCACAGTATATAGAGGTAGGATTCTTCACTGTCACTGTAGTTCCTGGTAAAATCATAATACTTGAATCACTCCTTGTAGTTCGTCAAACTCTTCCATAAGTTTACGTTCTATACCTTGCTTCAAAGTTATCTGACTCATAGCACACGTAGAACATGCACCACCTAGTCTGACCTTAACGAACGCACCCTCATCCATATAATCTATCTCAACAAACTCTAACCACCCACCATCTGCTTCAATGTAGGGTAGTAGTTCACTGAGTACATTAATCACATTACCATCAGTTAGTTCCATTATCCTTGCCAGATCATGTCAGGCATTGCTTGTTGTCCTGGTCTATTTAACAGTAATAGTAGACCATATCCTAGAAACCAGATAATATTAAACAACCATGCCTGTCTCCAAAGATACTTTCTGATACCCATAGCAACAAATACATTACGTACTGCCTTGGGATTATCTTCGTTACCTACAGATCTAAGTATCTGTTCAATGATAACAGCAACTATTGTACCTACCACTAGTGGATAGAATACAAAATTTGCAAAAGACATTACTGCTATTAGAAAGGTCATTGCATTGGATGAAATAAAAGGTCTGGGAAGAAATAATTAAACTCTATGAGTATGACTGCCGTAACAGTCAACCAAATAGTTGCTACAACTGGTGCAGATCTAAACCATTTAGTATAAAAGATTTTAAATATGTTATTCATCGTTGAACATCGTGAGCACAACCATCACCAGTATAATCATCACTATCATAATAACCACCCTTACTTCCAAAGTAAAGTGACAATGCTACAAACGGTAATGCTGCAGCTATTAAGAATGTTTCTAAAATCATCTTGCACCTACACGGGGTTTGCTATCGGGTACTTCATGCGGATCCATCTCCCCTTTTGGTAAGTAAGCCAGTTCACGCATGGCCCTAACTGAGGGATCAGTTGTAACATTAGTGGGCAGTCGTCCAAGAGCGACATTATCATAGTTGAGTGAGTGCCTATCAAATGTAGAAAGTTCATATTCCTCCGTCATTGATAAACAATTGGTTGGACAGTATTCTACACAGTTTCCGCAGAATATACAAGCCCCAAAGTCAATTGAATAATTTCTTAGTTCTTTTTTCTTTGCTTGTTTGTTCATCACCCAATCGACCACTGGGAGATTTATTGGACATACTCGGACACATACTTCACATGCAATACACTTATCCATTTCAAATTGTATACGTCCACGATACCTTTCAGATGGTATCAATTTCTCATAAGGATACTGTATAGTTACAGGTCTCCTTCTCATATGATCAAAGGTTACTTCTAACCCCTGCCACATATACTTGGCGGTATCTTTAACTTCTTTTAAGTAATTAAAGATACCTCTCATCGTTGAACATCATGAGCACAACCATCACCTTGATAGTCATCACTATCATAATACCCTCCTTTACTTCCAAAGAAAAGTGATAGTGCAACAAATGGTAATGCTGCTACTATTAGGAATGTTTCAAGAATCATTTTCCATAAGTAAAGGTCTTCCCTTTGATTTTTGTATCACCTTCAGGTGAGGTTTTACCAGGTTTCATCGTTCCTGCGGTAAATCTTTTAACATTTTTACCTGCAGATTTGCCGAGTCCACCCTTTCTTGTAGCACTAACAGTGCCAGTCTTCTTCGTCTGAGTAAGAACTGCATCTTGTCCATACTTTTTGCCAAGTGCTTTTACTGCTTTCTTAAACTTTCTCTTACCCTTTTTACCAGAGGTGACTACATGACTACGCTCTTTAACCTTTGTGGTTTTACCAGTCTTGTCATCCTTCTCATCCCATCGTCCTTGTACCTTAGTAGCACCAGGAAGACCCTTGCCACGAATGTCTTTATCTAATTGCTTAGCTCGTGCCTTGTTCTCTTTCTTCGATTTGTCACCTCTAGACCCAGACAGGATAGCAACTCCTCCCTTATCGGTCTTGCTTTTAATTCTGCTTAGACTACTCTCCTGAACTTGAGAGCATTCTAGCATAAATTCTGAATATGTCTTCATCGCATGTGACAGTTTCTCAAGTTATTTATACGAATTTCCTCATTTCCTCAAGGATATAAGTGTATGCTCCTACTATATCACCTTCATCTTTTCTAAAAAGATCCTTATCAAATCTCTCTTTCGTACCTTTCATCCAAAGTCTCATATTATCAGGTGATAATTCATCACCTAAACATAAATTACCATTGGAATCATAACCAAACTCCAATTTAAAATCTACAATATCAATATTCAACTGGGCAAATAAAATTTGAAAGTGATTGTTTATTTTTAATGCAGCATCTTTCATAGGTTCTGGATCAATACCCATCAATGCAACACGATCTGGTGTAAGTAATGGATCATCTTTTGCATCATCCTTTAGAAAGTATTCTACAAGAGGTGGATCTAATCTATTTCCTTCTTGTAAGGTAGTCTGTCTAACTATTGATCCAGCAGTAATATTTCTCACGATAACTTCTACAGGAACAATCTCTAACTTCTTACAAAGTAATGTATCAAGACTAGGACAATCAATATAATGAGTTCTTATACCTCTATTCTCTAGCATTTCAAAAAGCAATGCTGAGATAAGACAACATACCTTACCTTTACCTTCAGGAAAATCTACTCTTCTACCATTACCAGCAGTAACCTTATCATGAAAATGTATATACACATTATCAGGTTCATTAGCCATACGATAAAGAGATTTTACTTTACCTTGATTTAACAAACACTCTGCCTGTAATAAAGGTGCTCCCTTTGTATAAAAAATATTCGGTTGTTCTTTTGAATCTCCACTCATTCTGATTCAACCCCCTTACGAACTTTCCAATCTGCATACATGCGACCATACATCATACCTTCATGACTCTTGATCGCTGATCCCTCAAGCAATTCCTTTTCTCTTTTGCTAAGTGCAACATTCATAGTAAGATATTCCTTTTCCCAATTAGGAATGTCTTTTATATATTCACGAGATATAATTCTTTTAGCAATCATATTGTTTTAACCCCCATTGTTTTATATCCAAGTATGTCCTTTCTTTGTTCTTTATTATATTGTAAAAAACATCCTAACATATATTTTGCATAACCATTTTTAGCTGGTTTTCCTCTATGTAGATAACTCCATGCAACAGGAAATAAAACTAATGTTCCTGTCTCAACTTTTGTTTTAATATTAAATTGAGGAAATTCGGTTTCTCCCTCATCAAATTCATCATTAAGATAACATACTAATGCTAAAAATCTTTTCGCATTATCAGCATTACTTACATCCACATGAGTATCGTGTTGTTGATCTGTGTTACATAAGTATCTTTTCATTCTAAGATTTTCATATCTAAATGTTTTAGGCCATTGATTATGATAAAGATTACAATCCTTCTGATACTGTCCAATTTGTGCTTGAAATCTTCCGATGACTTGTTCAAATAATTCTTTAAATTCTACATGTTGCATAATGTCAAGTCTTTGGCAATCACAACCAGCACAAATTTTCTTTCCTTCCGTATTATAACAGATACTCATCTTTTTTATCTGTTCTTCCTGTTCAATCCACAATCTTTCATAAGTATCTATTATCTGTTTACACAAATTTTTAGGAAGAACATTCCTATAAGATTTAATAAAATTACTTTCCATATTTAACCTCCCTTTCTAACTTGTTCATTTGATAACTGCCTCTCAAATTCATATTTAAGTTTTAAAACAGATCCCTTTAAATAATCCTCCCAATCATTACCTTCAATTAAATCCTCAAGATGAGCAACATGCTCTAATGCAAAAACTAATTTAGTTTCCAGATTCATTCTTGGCATTTTAGATTAACTTCATCTTTCTAAGTATAACACAAATTGTTTTAGAGTGTCAACATTACTTCCTGTAAGATTTAGTACCTTATTACAACTCATACAAATATCTTTTTTCAATTTAGTATTTGATGATCCACAAATCTCACAAGTACCCAATCTATATTTTTGCTTTACTCTACCCTTCACCCTTTGTATAGCACATTGCTTACACTCATAAGAATAAGAAGAGGGAAGAGAAGGATCTTTCCTGCATCTATAAAAGTCAGCAAGAAGACCCTTCTCTATCCCACAAGTTCTACATACCCTATCCACCATTATAAGGTGTTCAGTCTGTAGTTGGTTTTCAAAATCCACTAATCTATTTCATATCATTATAACAGATAAACTGACCATCTTCAGGATACTCTTGATGATGATCTTGAGCAAGGAAAGCATGTTCACATTCTTGATGCTCCCAAGGATAGCATCTCATTCTACCTTTATATTCTTGAAGATCATCCAAAGTAGTTGATAATGAAACTAAATCCTCATTAATAAACTTTTTACGTCTACGATCAAGTTCTTTTGAATCTTTGCAATTATCAATTTTAACTGCTATCTGAAGATTCAACCAAGGTTTATCATCACTATACTTTATAGTAGAAGCAGGGTTAATGATAGTATTAACATGAGTACCTGAACTTCTATTGATAAAATGATTATTGAGATTGTTATCCTCATCTAATACATTTGTCATATAGGGATCAACTTCGCAAGGATTCCCATCTCTATTTACTCCCTCATTATTTTCAGATCTACTCTTAAATGATTCCCATGTATCCTTACCATGTTTACCAAAACGATTAGGTGTAAATGATTTTATTCCTTTATTGTGAACAAAATCTACCATCAATCGACAAAGTTTTTCCCTCTCAGTTTTGGGAAGAGAAGGATTAGCAAGTAATTCAACTTGATTTTCAATATCTTGTTCAGTCTTAATTCTTCCAGCTACAATCCATTTTTTAATATGTGCTTCTACTTCTTTAACATCATTTTGTTTTTGTGGTCCACCATTTAATCTTTCATTATTAAGTGCTTTCGCAAAAGTTTCTCTTGCAAATTGATCTTTGCATTTAACATAAACAAACATCCAACCAGGAATCCCCAATTTTGCTGAGAGTTCAAAACGATGTCCACCTGTTAATTGATCTGTAGTTTCAATATCAATAAAAGCTGGTTGACAACGAGGATCTATTTTTACCTTCTGAACATCTTCTATTAATGCAATAACCTGTTCACCATCAGTACCTTCTATTCTACCAATATTATTCTTTCTAGTATTCTCCCATAAACCATAACCCTTATGAAGGATTTCTACTCCATCTACACCCATATTTGTAACTGGAAATATCCAGTTCTCAGGATCTTTTAATTCATCAGTAAAATATACACATACATCAGATAAATCTATTTCTTCAGAATCGAAGATAGTTGTAGTTGCATCTGTCAAAATTTAATAACCCCTTGATTTAATCTATCGTTAGTTATTCTAACATACTTTTCATCAATGTCAAACCCTATCCATTCCCTTTCAAGTTCGGTTGCCACTAAAGCAGTTGTACCTGATCCCATAAAAGGGTCAAGAACAATGTCACCTTTCTCTGTAGCGAGTTGAATACAATTCCTTACTAGTTGTGGTGGAAATGGTGCAGGATGCTTACCTTGTCTCTCTGGTGGTATCACCCATATCTCAGACTTGTATTCTGGATTGACAGAATCTCTGAATACTTTTGGTTTCTTCTTACATAACCAATACACATGTTCAGTACATGGTACTAATACATCATTACGAATGTTAGGTGAACTGCGTCTATCCCATATTATAAGTTGATAGAGATTAGCATCACTGTGCTGTATAAAATCTGTTGGTAGATAGGATCTATTCTTATGTCTTCTTGGTTTATGATTAAAAAATATACTACCGTCAGGTTTAATTACTCTATAACATTCATTCAGTAATGCAATCATCCATGCCTGATATTCTTCTTCAGGCATATCATCACCAAAGGATGCATAATCTATTTCAAAATTCTTCCAAATAGAATTACCCTTTTCATGGTAAGTGTATCTTGTGGTCTTCTTTCTCCCATCATTACTATCTTCCTTTGATGCCTTTTCAATAAACTTAGATAATTCTTCTGGTGTCTTCTTACTTTTCTTACCCAACAATCCCTTCTTATTATAAGGTGGTGACGTTACAATACAATCTATAGAGTTATCATCTAACTCTTTCATTCCTTCAATGCAATCTTTTTGAATTAACATGCTTTGTAAATGTGAAATTGTACACCATTGTATTGAGCAGTTGGTTTCCCAGTTTTCTTATCTCTACCAGAACCCTTCATCTGTAAGTGAAATATTTTATTACCAGTATTATCATGAAAATGTAAAGTGGTTTCATTTAATGTCCACTTTCCACCTCTCACAAGATCAGCAAGATATTCGACAGTAACTTCTCTATCAATTTGATCTGTTTTTTTATTATACCATATTACATGATTAACTGGTTTAGATGTATCCCACTCAATATCACCACCAACTTTATATGCACCATGCCTAACGATAACATCAAATACATCGATCTTATTATCATTAAACCAATCAAGTGCAAGTTTATTTAAATGATCAGGAATATCAGAACTACCCAATCTACCTTCTCTACCACTAAAGGGTGCTCCAAAAAACTTATCAAACCAAGTGCGAAGATCCCCATCAATATTAAAATAATTACACCAATTTTCAGTGGATGTTAAATGTACTTGTGTATGATTACCAGATGCACTCTTCTGACTATAGTATCTACCAAGTTCTTCACATATAATATCCTGCTTAGTAGTATGTGAACCATCCACTACATGTTTATATCCAGTCTTCTCTGTGAAAAATTTACTTAAAGCAGTTTCTTTAGAATGTCCATCTTGCTGTGCATTTGTTCCTGCTTCAACTCTTGCTTGTGATTTCATAATAAAAAAGAGGGTCTCTTTCGAGTACCCTCTTATTATAACATATGGTTATTAGTTTAACCAATAGTAGGTGCCAGTAGTGCAACTGGTGTAGACTCAGCAGATGCTAGGTCTAGTGGGAAGTTGTGTGCATTTCTTTCATGCATAACTTCCATACCCAAGTTTGCTCTGTTTAGAACATCACCCCAAGTAGGAACAACCTTACCAGATGCGTCTACGACAGACTGGTTGAAGTTGAAACCGTTAAGGTTAAATGCCATTGTACAGATACCCATTGAGGTTAACCATACACAGATAACAGGCCATGATGCTAGGAAGAAGTGAAGACTTCTTGAGTTGTTGAAACTTGCATATTGGAAGATTAATCTACCGAAATATCCATGAGCAGCAACAATGTTATAAGTTTCTTCTTCTTGTCCGAACTTGTATCCATAGTTCTGTGAATCTAATCCAGTTGTTTCACGGATGAGTGAACTGGTGACCAAGGAACCATGCATAGCAGAGAAGAGAGCACCACCAAACATACCTGCGACACCTGCCATGTGGAATGGATGCATGAGGATATTATGTTCCGCTTGGAAGACAAACATAAAGTTGAATGTCCCTGAGATTCCCAACGGCATACCGTCAGAGAATGATCCTTGTCCGAAAGGATAGACCAAGAAGACTGCAAAGGCAGCTGAGACGGGTGCAGAGTAAGCAACACAGATCCAAGGTCTCATTCCTAAACGATAAGAAAGTTCCCACTGTCTACCCATGTAGGCAGAAATTCCAATAAGGAAGTGGAAGATTACCAACTGATATGGGCCACCATTATACAACCACTCATCTAGAGTTGCTGCTTCCCAGATAGGATAGAAGTGTAGTCCAATTGCGTTGGAGGATGGAACTACAGCACCAGAGATGATGTTGTTTCCATATAAGAATGAACCAGCAACTGGTTCACGGATTCCGTCAATATCGACAGGAGGTGCTGCGATGAATGCTATGATAAAGCAAGTTGTAGCAGCTAGAAGACATGGGATCATAAGAACACCAAACCAACCAACATAGATTCTGTTGTTTGTGCTAGTAACCCACTCGCAGAACTGAGGCCATCCAGCGAGGAGACCTTGTTCCCTTTTTTGAAGAGTTGTCATGAGGACAATTTAAATAAGTAGGGTCTAAAAGGGTATAGACGATACGGTATTTCCACTAATCCCTTCACTAGTGGATATGAGAGATGTAACCCCCGTGATCTCGGTTTGAGGATATAAAATGTGAGCGAATGCCCACCGATTTATTTAGTATAAAGAAATGTTAAGCGTTTGTCAAGTTATTTTATCGATTGTCTGTGTTTCTTAATCTTTACTTCCAATTCCTTACGCCAATTAGATCCATCCTTATCTGGATTATTCTTTGCCTTCTCTACCTTTGCATCAATATTAGGATCATCTTGCTTGGGCATTGCCTTGGCACTTGCAGGATCTAACTTATTAAATCTCTCTGCTTTCTTTGCACTGTCAACCAAATCAGGATGATAATTATTAACCATTTCTGGTGGTGGATCTTTAGGATACTCTGGTTTAATATCATCATCTTTAAACCAATCATGAGGTGGTTTTAATTTTCTCCTCTCTGTTATTATAGAACCTTTTGGTTTATATGATGCGGT